AAGGAGGGTGAATCACCCTATGCTTTTTTCATTGAAGAAAAAATCGTATCTTTGGTCGAGAGTTACATCCAACCAAGAATGACAAAAAAAGATTTAATGAAAATGATTGAGGAAACACCTATGATACGTAAACCCCTATACCGTCCCAAGACTAAGGGACTTGTTGGGAATATGAAAATGAACAAACCAATTGGTAAACTTATGTCTTTAGGTAAGACGATGGCTACCGAGGACGCACCAACAACTGCTCCACCAAAAACAAGACCTACCACTAAGCCAAGACCAGGTGTTAGACCATCTCATCCGGGCAAAAACCCAAATCCAGGTGTCAATCCTGAACCAAAGGCTATGGCAGAAAAGGCTAAAAAAGATGTGTTGAAAATTATTAAGGACATTCTCAATGGCAAGTAAAAGAATTAAAGAACAAATCGATTACGGGGACACTCCCGAAAGAATGAGTCGTTCCTTGGAGAGAAAAATTTCTGACCCTCAATCTCCGTTTGCCGTCAATCCGGCGTTTGAAAAAAAAGAAGAAGACGTACAGAGACTGATAACTAATAGATTCAAAAAAGTCGCCGAAAAATTGAGAAGTTCGACTGGATTTCCTGTGACTGACCAACAAGTACAAATGATGCTTAATATGGAATTAATTAGAGCAGTCAACATAACAATGAGGATTGAAAGCCAACACAATGAAGAACTTGTGGATTTGGCTATTGAAGCTTCATTAGAAGAAATTCAAATGCCTGAGGATTGGTTTGAAATTGACGCTCACTTAGGTTTCGACCGAGCACCTGAATTACCCATGGGAGGAGGAAAACCTCCGAAGGTATCTATGGGCAAAGAGTATGATGTTACTTTAGAAATGCACAAGAGGAATATCATCAATGCTATAATTCAAGGTACCTCAAAAAAAGGACACTATGTTTTTCAAAAACCTGAAATACGTGAACGACTTGATGATATAAGTCCACTTTTATACGATAACTATCTGAAAATTATGGCTCTTAATGACTTCTTGTATTTCACTCAGGACCAAGCGATAGAAAATTGGTCTCAAACTCAAACTGGAGTTGGTGGATACGTAAAATTAGAAGATTCAGATAGTTCTGATGAAGACGGAGATGGTGCTCCTGACACACGAATAAAAGCTTCGGGTATGATTTTCCCGATTTTATGTCACGAGATTATCAAAGGTTTGGAAGAAGCTAAAGGTAGATACGGTTTTCCTGAGGATGAAGAAATTAGACAAGTAGTTTTACAAAAAACTGATACTTTACCTATGGAGTCGTGGACACTGAGAATCGGACCTGAAATCGTTGAAAAACTCAGATTTGCGTTACCTGATGAGGTCTACGAAGATGAAAATAAAGGAATAATAAACTGGTTCCAAATGGAACTCTATAAACTTCCTGCTGAGGAATTTCTAAAAATTATTGGGAATATCATTTCCGAGGACCGGTCAAAGAACAGGAAAGGGGAAGAAAGTTTCAAAGAAATTCTACAAATTGCCAAAAAGAAAAAAGAAGAATTCGAAGGATTTGAGCCAAATGACTCAGATGACCAAGATGGTTTAGATTTCTTAGCAGGATTGGGTATTTCCCGACCTGACTAAGAAAGTCTATGACTAAAGAACAATTAATTATTGAGTATAAAAAATGTCTTAAGAGCACACCCTATGCTCTTAGGACTTATTTACAAACCTACGATAACACGATTTCTAGGTATGTTCCTTTGGAGTTGTTTTCTGACCAATTTGAGTTGGTAAATGACTATGAAAATTTTAATGAAAATATCGCCCTGAAATACAGACAAGCCGGTGTTTCTACCGTAACAGCCGCTTGGGCGAGTAAAAGACTTGCTTTTGCTCGTAAAGAAAAACCTGAAAAAGTTTTGATTATTGCAAACAAACTTGATACCTCTGTTGAATTTGCAAATAAAATTAGGGCATTTATCGAACAATGGCCTAGTTGGGTTGGTATTGGATTTGCTGCTGAAAAAAATGCGGCAAAACACTATAAATTAAATAATGGTTGTGAGGTCAAGGCAGTTGCCACTTCGAAGGACGCCCTACGTGGATACACACCTACGATTCTTATATTTGACGAAGCGGCTTTTATCGAAGCCGACAGTGATTTTTGGCCGGCTTGTATGGCGTCACTATCTACGGGTGGTAAAGTTATTGTTATTTCGACCCCCAACGGATTTGACCCTATTTACTACGAAATCTACGACCAAACACTTCGTGGAATGAATGATTTCAAAATTACTGAAATGTATTGGTTCCGTGACCCACGTTACACAAAAGATTTGTATATGGTAAAGTGTAACGACATTGTTCACTATCTTCTTAATAAAGAGGAATATCCAAAAGATGTCGTTGTGGATTTATCCCATGAGAATCACCGTGAAAGAACTCTGACCGATTTACAAGCATTCATTGCCGACGGATACAAACCATGTTCTTCGTGGTTTGAGAGTATGGTAAAAAAATTCAAATACGACAAACGTAAGGTTGCTCAGGAATTGGAGTGTAACTTTTTAGGTTCTGGTGACAACGTATTTGACTCTCAGTTGGTTCAGACAATCATGAAAAATGATGTTAGGGAACCAGCAGCCAAACTTATTGGTGGACAACTTTGGATTTGGAAAGAACCTGAGAACGGACACAAATACGTCATGGGAATTGACGTTTCCCGTGGTGATTCCGAGGACTTTTCATGTATTGAAATTATTGATTTTGATAGTAGGGAACAGGTATTGGAATTTGTTGGAAAAGTCCCACCCGATATTTTAGCGGAGATTGGTTACAAGTGGGGTAATATGTACAACGCACTTTGTGTTACGGATTTGACTGGTGGAATGGGTGTTGCCACTTCAAGAAAATTACAAGAACTTGGGTACGAGTTGTTTTACTATGACGGGGTGGACATGACAAATTTGTGGAAGTTTGACCCAAGAGTTAAAGACAAAATACCTGGAATTAATTTCAATAGTAAAAGAGTTCAAATTATTGCTGCATTCGAAGAGAACATTCGACATGAGTTCAAAGTTAGAAGCAGTCGTTTGATTAATGAAATGGGTACATTTGTTTACATCAATGGAAGACCTGACCACCAAAGAGGTCATCATGATGATTGTATCATGTCTATTGCCATTGCCCTTTATGCCGCCGAGGCTGCTTTTCCATCTTTGGTAAAGGTCACCAACCATACCAAAGCGATGATTAATTCATGGGCGACCCATGTGAATGAAAATACTGAAAGGTCTGATTTTTTTAATCCAATGATTCCACAATTCCCGAATCAAAATGGAATGGGTAGACCAAACCAACAAGTATCTCGTGAGGATTATCAGAAATACGGATGGTTATTTGGTATCCGTTAGTATTTATTATGTACTACACTAAGTTAAGTTTATCCTAATATGGACCAAAAGAATATGACAGTATGGCAAAGGTTATCGAGGGCTCTCGGTCCTGATGCTTTACTGAGTCAAGATTTCCCAACTTACAAGTTCGACAAAAAAGAACTTCTGAGAACTACAGACAAAGCCACTTACGAGAAAGAAAAATTACAGGGTCAACAAAGTGTTTATTTGGCAAACCAATTTGCTAAAGTTGAGAGTAATCTTTACACACAAGCAATCTACTACGAACCAAACAGATTGGCTTCGTACTACGATTTCGAGTCCATGGAATATACCCCTGAAATTTCAGCGGCTTTAGACATTTACGCCGAAGAATCTACCACACCAAATGAAGATGGGTATATTCTACAGATTTATTCTGAATCAAAAAGAATCAAATCAGTGTTAGCCGACTTGTTCAATAATAACTTGGACATCAACACCAACTTACCTATGTGGACAAGAAATACATGTAAGTATGGTGATGATTTTGTATACCTACGTTTGGACCCTGAAAAAGGGGTAATTGGTTGTCAACAACTTCCAAATATCGAAATCGAAAGATTTGAAACAGGTATGATGGAAAGAAATATTACATCTGATGTCAAACCTTCAAAAGAAAACAAAGGTCTTACTTTCCAATGGAAAACAAGAAACATGGAATTCCAACCATGGGAAATTGCTCACTTCAGATTATTAGGTGATGACAGAAAACTTCCTTATGGTACTTCCATGTTAGAAAAGTCACGTAGAATTTGGAAACAATTGTTGTTGTCAGAAGATGCAATGTTGATTTATCGTACCTCGAGAGC